TAATTAGTTTAGAAAATCCTAACTATCAATATGTTGCAGCTAGACTATTATTATTTTCCCTTCGTAAAAAATTATATCGTAGATTATGGGAACACCCAAAATTCATAGATCAAATTAAAAATTGTATTACCCAAGGTGTTTACGATAAAGATATATTAACACATTATACTGAATCTGAAATTGATAGAATGGGAATGTGGATTCACCATGAACAAGATTATAAATTTACCTATGCAGGTTTAAGACAAGTAATGGATAAGTATCTAGTACAAGATAGAAGTAGTGGTGATATTTTTGAAACACCACAATTTATGTATATGATGATTTCAGCTACACTATTTGCTCAATATCCAAAAGAAACTAGATTAGAATTTGTTAGAAGATACTATGATGCAATTAGTAAATTTAAAATTAATATTCCTACTCCCGTTATGGCAGGTGTTAGAACACCTATTAGACAATTTGCAAGTTGTGTTTTAGTTGATAGTGATGATACACTGCCAAGCATCTTTTCAAGTGATATGGCAATTGGTAGATATGTTGCTCAAAGAGCAGGTATAGGTATCAATGCAGGTAGAATTAGAGGTATCAATAGTAGAATTAGAGGTGGTGAAGTACAACACACAGGTGTTATTCCTTTTCTTAAAAAGTTTGAAGCAACTGTTAGATGTTGCACACAAAATGGTGTAAGAGGTGGTAGTGCAACTGTACATTTTCCTATTTGGCACCAAGAGATAGCAGACATACTTGTATTAAAAAATAATAAAGGTACAGAAGATAATAGAGTAAGAAAATTAGATTACTCAATACAGATTTCTAAATTGTTTTATGAAAGATTTATTAAGAATGAAGATATAACTTTATTTTCTCCTAATAATGTGCCAGGTTTATATGAAGCATTTGGTTTGCCTGAATTTGATGAACTGTATATTAAATACGAAGCAGATAAATCTATATCTAAAAAAACAATAGGTGCTCAAGAATTGTTTATGGATTTACTAAAAGAAAGAGCAGAAACTGGTCGTATCTATATTATGAATATAGATCACTGTAATACACATAGCTCTTTTAAAGAAAAGATTTATATGTCTAATCTATGTCAAGAGATTACACTACCCACAAAACCTTTACAACATATTGATGATAAAGATGGTGAGATTGCTTTATGTATTCTTTCTGCTATCAACTTAGGTCTATTAACTGATATGGATGAATTAGAGGACTTATGTGATCTATCAGTGAGAGCGTTAGATGAAATTATAGACTATCAAGAATATCCTGTTGAGGCTGCTAAAATATCTACACAGGCTAGAAGATCATTAGGTATAGGATATATTGGTCTTGCACATTATCTTGCTAAAAATCAAGTAAGTTACGAAAGTAAATCTGCATTAAAGATTGTTGATAAAGTAACAGAAGCATTTCAATTCTTTCTATTAAAAGCAAGTAATAATCTTGCAAAGGAAAAAACTAGATGTACATGGTTTGAAAAGACTAAATATTCAGATGGTATCTTACCTATTGATACCTATAAAAAAGACGTAGATAATATCGTAACTAGAAAATACACTTACGATTGGGAACGTTTAAGAAAAGAAATTAAAGAACACGGATTAAGACACTCAACATTATCGGCACAAATGCCAAGTGAGTCTTCATCTGTTGTATCTAACGCAACTAATGGTGTCGAACCACCAAGAGATTACTTATCAGTTAAAAAGTCTAAAAAAGGTCCACTAAAACAAATAGTACCTGAATACAATAAACTTAAAAATTTTTATACATTATTATGGGATATGAAAAGTAACGAAGGATATATTAATATCATTTCTGTTATGCAAAAGTATTTCGATCAAGCAATCAGTGGTAACTGGAGTTACAATCCAGAAAACTACAAAGATGGCGAGGTGCCTCTATCGGTAATGGCACAAGATTTATTGACAACATATAAACTAGGATGGAAAACAGCTTATTATCAAAATACATATGACGCAAAATCTGAAGTAGATGAGCCTGTACACCCAGTTGGTTGGCACGATGGTGTGGAAGAAGCACCGAAGGAAATAAAAAAAGATGAAGAAGATTGCGAAGCCTGTACCATATAAGGACTTCTTAGAACATATAACTAAAGAACAAAAAGAACTAGATGAATCAATGAAAGAAGCATTTAGACAAAGAGATGAAAGACTAAATAAGCAAAGACAAACTGAATCAGAAAAAATGCAAGAGGAGTTAGAACCATTACCAATGTGTCCTATGTCAGACGAATGAAAACATTTAATACAAAAAAAGTAGATTGGATGAAACAACCCATGTTCTTTGGTGAAGAGCCAAATGTGCAAAGGTTTGATCAACAAAAATATCCTATATTTGAAAAATTAAATCAACAACAGTTAGGTTTCTTCTGGAGACCTGAAGAGGTTTCTTTACAGAAAGATAGAAACGATTATCAATCTCTAAGTCAAGAACAAAAACATATCTTTACATCTAATTTAAAGTATCAAACACTATTAGATAGTGTACAAGGTCGTGGTCCATGTTTAGCATTTTTACCTTATTGCAGTTTACCTGAACTAGAGTCTATGTTAGTTGCATGGGACTTCAGTGAAACAATACACAGTAGATCATACACTTACATAATGAAGAATGTATATTCAGACCCTACAGAAGTATTAGATACTATCATTGATACACCACAAATCATGGCAAGAGCAAAAACAGTTACGGATGCTTATGATAAATTTATAAAATATGCTAGTCTTTATTATCTAACAAACAAAGGTGATATGAAAGAACTTAAAAGACTTCTATACCTTACAATCATTAATGTAAACATACTTGAAGGTATAAGATTCTATGTATCATTTGCTTGCTCATTTGCTTTTGGTGAACTTAAACTTATGGAAGGTAGTGCTAAGATTATATCATTAATCGCAAGAGATGAAAATTTACACCTTGCAGTATCTCAAAATATGATTAACAATTATCGTAAAAAAGAAGGCGATAAGGAGATGTTAAAGATTATCAAAGAGAACGAACAAGAAGTTTATAAGATGTATGATGAAGCAGTCCAACAAGAGAAAGATTGGGCAACATATCTATTCAAACAAGGTTCAATGATAGGTTTAAATGATAAACTATTGAATCAATATGTCGAGTTTATGGCAAACAAAAGATTAAGAGCGATAGGATTACAAGCTCAATATGATCAACCAGCATCCAATAATCCATTACCTTGGACACAACACTGGTTAAATAGTCGTGGTTTACAGAATGCCCCACAAGAAACTGAAATTGAAAGTTATGTGGTTGGCGGTATCAAACAAGATGTTGAAAAAGACAGCTTTAAAGGATTCAAACTATGATAAAAAAAACAGTAAAATGTGAAACTTGTGCTGCTGAGTATGAAATTGCATATGATCTTCCTGAAGAAGATTATAAAAATTTGTATTGTTCATTTTGTGGTAATCAATTTGAGGATAAAGAAGATGAAAACTTTGAAGCAATAGAAGATCGTTATGAAGATTGGAATTGATTATAGTTTAACTTGCCCAGCCATATGTATAAACACCTCAAAAGAAGATTTTAAATACAACGATTGCACCTTTTATTACTTAACTAGTGTAAAGAAATATGAAGGCACTTTCGTAGATGGTAATGTAAAATTTATAGGATTTAGACATGAAGAATACACTAGAGAAGAACAACGATATGAAAATATATCTAATTTCTTTTTAAGAATTATAGAGAGATATTCCAATAGTAATTATTTACTACATAAAAACCCCACAATCAATTTAGAAGATTACTCATTTGCCTCAACAGGTCGTGTATTTCATATTGCTGAAAACATGGGTTTGTTAAAGTATAAGTTATATAAAAACGATTATCATTATAATTTACTTGCACCAGCACAGGTTAAAAAGTTTGCTACTGGTAAAGGTAATGCAAATAAAGAGAAGATGATTGAGGCTTTTAAAGAAGATAGTGGCTGCGACATACTTAAAAAGTTTGAGTGTAACTTCACATCACCAGTTTCTGATATTGCAGATTCATATTTTATTTGTAAATTCAAATTTGTCTAAATAGAATTAATTATGTCATTACCAATTAGAAAATTTATAGTCAGATTAAGAATGTGGTACGCAGATATTCGTGGACATCATGGACACAAATGGAACTATGAACCTGGAAATCACTATTTTGGTCGTAATAAGAACAAAACAAGAACATAATCATCAAAAACCCCCCATTTTATTCACTTTTTAGCGCTTGACTTTGTGCCGAAACTATGTTATAATATACCTATATTATGACAAAACAAAACAATAAAACCTTTAACGTATGTTATTTAAGAGAGTATTCTGATTCTGAACACCAAGGAGAATACTTTTATGCATACGAAACAGTTTACAGAAATGTACCTATCAAATATAAATCTAAATTCAATGATAAGACTAAACTAAAGATAGTTAAGTTTTTAGATTGGAATTTTAAAGAAACAGCTGCTAACTTTGCTAAAACAACTAAAGTAGAATTGATAGATCAGAAACAATATTATCAAACATACAAAGATGTATTTGGTGATGTTGCTCAAGGAGATGATAAGAAGATGTGGTATGATTACGGTCAACAATATGATAGACAATCATTGAGAAAAGACTTCAACCCACAGTTGACTAAAAAGAAGGTGTTATCTTACAACGATAAAAGAGTAAATTAACGCTTGACTTTGTACCGAAACTATGTTACAATATATTACAAACTAAAAACAGAAAGATATACATTATGGAACTAAACAAGAAACTCATGTTTGCTCAATTTAATAAATTGAAATCAAATCAAGAAAAGGCTAAATACCTAATCAACTTAAAAACCAAAAAACAAGAAAGTTCTCATTTATTTAGAGGTATCAAAATTAAAGTAAAACAATTTGATAATCTAATTAAAGAATATCAAAGTGTTGTGCCTTTTGGTAGAATGCATAAAGCAATTGCTGAAGCAAAAGCTGCTGAGAAACTAAAAGAAAAAACTGAAAAATCAGGTAAAAGTCAATTTAAAGAGTTGCCAAAAAACTAATGAAAAATATTCTTAACGCTTCAGTTATAGTTTTGTTTACTTTGTTTATGCTATCCTTTGTATTCAAACCTGTTAAGGCAGATGAAAAGACTACAGCAATTATTGGTCATGTTATTACACAGGCAATTCAAGGTAATGATATGGATCATGCCGAAGTGCTTAGTAACGAACTAAATTCTTTAATGCACAAATTGACGATAGACTTAACAACTGTATTATTACAGAATATGCCAAATATATTAGATACTATATCGGCACAACTTAGAATAGAACTAGATAAACAATACAAATGTTCACTTCAAAGTGATGACTACAAAAATAAAGAATGTATATAGGGTTGACTTTATCGCTGATTTATGTTATAATAATACTATTAATACCAGTTTTTATGCTATGGATATCAAATGACTAATATGATCTACACAAAAAATACGAGTGGTGCAATTCGTAGATTACAAAGAAAAAAACCTACCAAGAGTTATCTCTCAGCACTAATAAATCATTTTAAATTTCTAAAGAGTTTAGGTTTCAATATAGATTCAAAAGGCAATATAAAGCGTAGATATAAAAAATCTGCCCCTTTAGCTCATTCGGTAGAGCAGCTGATTTGTAATCAGCAGGTGGTATGTTCGAATCGTACAAGGGGCACCACTACTAGTTTTGATAGTAAAGCAGGTACAAAACCTGTTAACAACTGGCGTTTAGAAGAATCAAAGAAATTTACAATTGCACCTGCATATAACAAAGGTGCTTATCAAGTTATTACGCCTAGTAACATTAAGGACATAGGAAAATGAAAAAATTATTATTAGTATTATCTTTTTTATTATTAGTTAATTGTGCAAGTCAAAAAACAAAATCTCACATGGCTGTTGGAATTGGTGCAGCTGGGGGATACGGTACTTGTAGGGCTTTACTAGAATCAGGATCAGCAATTTCAGCAGCTTGTGCTGTAGTTGGTGCAATTTATGGTACAAGTTTATTTTATAATGATGATATGAACGTACACAAGGTAGTATTTGTAGATGCTTTAAATACAAACCCAGGCAAAAGATCTCACACATCATGGGGAAGTAATTCATCTGGCAATTGGGGATCAATTACAGTTAACAGAAGTTATCTAGTTAAGGGTGTTAAATGTAGTGAATACGAGTCAGTTATCAGTATTGAGAGAAGTTGGCCTATGTATAGTATAACAAGAGAAAATGAGTTTGGAGTTGCTTGTCAAATGCCAGACGGAAGATGGTACATACAATAATGTTTGACCCTTTTGAAAAACAAAGAAAATATCTTTTATGGTCATTTATATTGATAGTGTTTTTAATAGTCACAGGAATTGCAAGTGCAGAACAACCTAAAAAAGAACAAACTAAATCAGAATGGTTAAATGATAACCCTTGTATGATTAAAGTTGTTATCACAAACTTAGAAAGCAACGGAGTTGTAAAAACAACCAAAGAAGAAAAATTAATATGTAGAGACGGTTATGATGGTCCCAATTATTGGGAACTATTTGCTAATTTTTACTATTCAGGAATTACCATGCCACCTTATTGTAGGTCGTATGCTAGACCAGATCATCCATTTAAAACACCTGGTATGATTTGTTTAAACGAAAAGGGTGTTTGGGAGAAACAATAATGACGAAACTATTAGTAATAATAGCTTGTATTGTTGTCATTACAGTACATTGGAGTGATTTTAATGACAAGGTCAATGTGACCAAAATGATGGATAAAACTATCGAAGTAATAAAAGAAGGAAGTAAATAAATATATGATAAAAACAATAATGATCGCTTTACTTGCTTTGACTTTAACGAATTGTGCAAACAATACATATAAAGTTAAAAAAGAAGCGAATACGGAAGGAAGAGTGTTAAACCAAGTACCACAATGGTACGTTGATGCTAAAATAGACAAAGGATTTATCTTCAATAAAGATGCAGATAAATATGTTTATGCAGTAGGTCAAGGTAGAAGCACTGACATACAACTTGCAATCGAGAAAGCTATGATGATCGCAAAGGCTGAACTTGCTGATAAGTTAAGAGGTCAGATGAATAAAAGAACTGATCTTTATATAACAGAAATTGGTACAGATGGCAATAAAAAGATAGTCTCTAAAATAGAAGAAACTATTGTCAATGTAGTTAAGGCTACAATGATTCAAGGTTATGAAGCTTGGGAAAAAGCAGTTTACGAAACACCAGATAACGAATATAGAGTATATGTTGGTTTAAAAATGGGTGTTGGGGAAACTAATAAACTTGCTGAGTACATTGCTGCAAATGCTATAACAGCAGTTGATGTAGATACTCTTGCTAAAAATGCTATTCAAAAAGTTATGATTAATGATCTTGCTCCAGTAGGAACAAAATCTAATCCAGACGGCATTAAAACCAAAAACTAATAACTATGGCAATAACAATATACAGCAAATCAAACTGTACTTTTTGTGATAAATCAAAGGCCTTATTAAGAGGCCTTGGATTGTCTTATGAAGAAAAAATGTTTGGTAAAGATTTTAATACACCTGAAGAACTATACGAGGCAGTAGGCAAACAAGTTAGAACTATGCCGCAAATACAAATAGATAATGAATTAATAGGCGGCTACAATCAATTGGTTGAACACTTTATGAATCAAGGTAAAGTTAATTTTAAAGGCGAAAAGATATAAATTGATTAAAGCCAAACAATCTAAATCTATACCTTGTGCTTCTAACGAATATGGTTTTGTTGAAGGTACAAATAAATTAATTTATATAGATCGTATCTATATGAATCTTCACAAACAAATTGAGTTAATTCAAAAAAATGGCACAGAATATAAAGGTAGTATTTCTAAAAAATCAATTAAAACACCATACGGCACACTAGGTCATGTTTATGTGACCGCAGATCAAAGATGGTTTTGCAATGCTGGTATGCCAATTAACAAACCAAACAATCTCCTTGCGTATAAATAGTAATATGAGAAAATTTCAACAGTATATAACTGAAGGTGTCTATGACCCTTCTATATTCAAAGCTTTCTTCTTAGCAGGCGGCCCTGGTTCAGGTAAATCGTTTGTTTCTAAGAGTGCATTATCAGGTATGGGTTTAAAAGTAATCAATAGTGATAGTGCTTTTGAAAGTAGATTAAAAAAAGAAAAGATGTCGGTAGACTTCGCTGCTCATGATGAAAAAGAAATTATCAAAAGAGATAACATAAGATCAAAAGCTAAACAAGTTGCAGGTATGCAGTTAAGTATGGCACTTGCAGGTCGTCTAGGTATAATCATAGACAGTACAGGAAGAAATATTGAAAAAACAGAAATAGAAGCAAAAAATTTAAGAACAATAGGTTATGATATTCATATGATCTTTGTAAATACTTCTTTAGAAGTTGCATTAGAAAGAAATAGAAACAGAACTAGAAAACTACCAGACGCAATTGTAATTAATAGTCATAAACAAGTACAAAAGAATTTAGGAAAATTACAAAGAATT